CCTCTGCCGCTGCCGCTGCCAGCTCGGCATCAAGCGCCACCAGCTCGGCCAGCACAGCAACTACTCAGGCAGCCAACGCATCAACCTCTGCAACTACTGCGACAACCCAAGCCAGCAATGCCAGCACATCAGCATCCAGCGCTACGGCCTCGGCAACCACAGCAACCACTCAAGCCAATAGTGCAACTTCATCTGCAACGAGTGCCGCAACTTCCGCAACAACGGCGACCGCACAGGCTGCTATTGCTTTAACACAGGCAAACGGCGCTGCTGCTTCGGCAGCAACTGCAACAACGCAGGCCAGCAGTGCAACAGCAAGCGCCGCAACGGCTACTACACAAGCCGCAGCCGCAAGCACAAGTGCCACCAATGCGGCATCAAGTGCCACCGCAGCTGCTGCCAGTGCTGCCTCTGGTATGTACTCTGCAGTGCAAGACAAGTCTGCCAACTACACGGTGGTGGTCGGTGACGCTGGAGATCTGCTCCGCGTGACAACAACCAGCGGCAATATAACGATCACGCTACCAGCCATCAGCACGGTTAGCGATGGCTTTAAGGTGGCTATTGTCAAGTGGACTGTTGATGCTAATACTGTGACTGTGGCTCGGTCTGGCTCAGACACCATCAACGGTGCTACATCAGCAACCATTGGGGTCCAGTACTCTTCGATTACCTTTGTTGCTGACTATGAAACCAACCAGTGGTTTGCTGCAAGCACTGGCCTTGGAGTTAGTAATGTGAACGTAGATGCGTTCTCTGGTAATGGATCTACTGTGGCATTCACCTTGTCTGGTGACCCTGCCAGTGAAAACAATACTCAGGTTTATGTCAGCGGTGTATATCAGGAGAAAGACACATACTCTGTCTCTGGCACCACGCTGACATTCAGCACTGCACCACCTAGTGGCACAAGCAATATTGAGGTGGTGTGGACTGCACCACTTGCAATCGGTACGCCAAGCGATGGCACGGTGACTACTGCAAAGATTGCAGCTAGTGTGACGTTGACAACTCCAACAATTGACACGATCACATCTGCATCTGCTACAGCCCTGACGCTTAAGTCAGCAGGCACAACTGCAATCACTGTTGATTCTTCACAGAATGTGGGAATTGGTACTGTTTCGCCAACGGCAAAATTAGATGTAAGTGGTGCTGCAAAATCTACCAGTATGTCGTTAAACGGTGTGGCAATTGGTGACTACAATTTGTATTCGGGAATGGTCACTAGAGTTTCAAATGGTGGTGGTATTGGTATTAACTCTGCAAATTCTACCGACAATGCTTATATTTATTTTGGTTCTGGAACAACTTCAGGCGCACAGCAATCAGCCGCTATTGGACGCATAGGAGGAGATGTTTTATCTTTTCTTACTGCTGGTGCAGAACGTGCTCGTTTTAATTCTACTGGCGCATTTGTTTTGGCTGGCGGCTCTACATCAGCAAACGGCATTGGCATCGCTTTCCCTGCAACTCAATCAGCATCATCTAATGTAAACACGCTAGACGATTATGAGGAGGGAACTTGGACTCCTGCTATTGGCGGTATTACAAGCGTAAATTACGCCTACCGACTTGGAACTTACACCAAGATTGGCAATATGGTGTATGTGTTTTGGGACTTAGAAGTCAACAGTTTTTCAGGTTCGTTTAACGGAAACCTTGAGGGCTTACCAATTACCGTATCGAGCAGTATGGCAGGTTTTTCCGTTTTGCAACACAGATCGTCAGGCCTTTTAACCACAACTACTTCTGGAGGCCAATTGAAAGGCTATGCTTCAACCGGAGGTACATTTGCGGTATTTCAAGTTGACAATTCCGGAACAAATGGCTTTGGGTTTAATGCCTCACCAACCCTTAATAGTTCTGGTAGATCAACAGGGTATCTCATCTATCAAGCATCAACTTAATTAAAAGGAAAATCATGTCACTCACTAAAACAACCAGCATTGACCAAATCACAATTGAAGAAAACGGCATCGTTCTCTATCGTGAAGCAACACGCATCATGGAAGACGGCAAGGAATTGAGCAAGACCTACCACCGCTCAAGCCTGACACCAGCACAAGACCTCACAGGTATTCCTGCTAACGTAGTGGCAATCTGCAACGTGGCTTGGACACCCGAAGTTATTGCCGCTTATCAGGCTCAAGTGGAAGCAAGCAGAATCGTTGGAGCATAACCATGGCACTCACACAAGTACAGCCAGGAATGCTGGCATCTGATTCGCAGTTCTTTGGCTTCAAGAACCGCATCATCAATGGTGCAATGGTGATTGACCAAAGGAATGCGGGGGCGGCGATTACGCTTGCAACAAATGTCGCCGGTTTCCCAGTTGATAGATTAACTATGTACAAAGGCACTGCTGGTGCAACTGTAACTGGTCAACAGGCATCTGCGTCTATTGCAGGATTTGAAAAATGTGCGGTTTGGACTACTACTGTTGCATCTGCACCGGCAGCAGCAGATATAAATGGAATATGGCAAGTAATTGAAGGTTTAAATACCCTTGATATGCAGTGGGGTACTGCCAATGCTAAAGCTTGCACAGTGAGTTTTTGGTTTAAGGCAACAACTGCTGGAACATATGCGTTTGCAGTTAACAGTGGAACTGTTGACGTATCTTATGTAGCCACTTTTAACGCAACTTCTACATTTACTTATTTTAGTTTTGTTATTCCCGGCCCTACAACTGGAACATTCTCAAAAACTAATACTCAAGCTATGTATGTAACTATAGATGCTGGAAGCGGTACTAACTACAACACAGCAACTACTGGCTCTTGGATTGCTGGAAATTTTAAGCGCACATCTGCTTGTGTTAATTCCACGGCTAATACAAACACGCTGTCTCTGACAGGTTTTCAATTTGAAGTTGGCTCAACAGCAACTAGCTTTGATTACAGGCCGTATGGGACTGAGTTGGCTTTGTGCTATCGCTATTATTGGAGAGCCGTATCAGGTGCAAGCTTTACTTCATGGGGTATTACAAACATCTACAACGCTACCTTGGCTCAATGTTTTAGACCCCTACCTGTAACCATGAGAGCATCTCCTACTACATTTGAGTTTGCAAGTGCAGGAAATTACAAAATTGATATTGGGCCTACTGCATATACTGTAACTGTTATAGGCAACAATGCAAATTATGTAAGCCCTAACGGTATGGTTGTTGATTTAACAACTGCTGGAACTATGGTTGCGGGACAAGCGGGGCAACTTGCAAATTTGAATAACACAACGGGATTTATTGGAGTAGGGGCAGAACTATGATTACATACTATCTATCATTTGGCGGCAATGTTGTGACCAAGCGCACAACGCACAGTGACGGCTCTAGTGTTCACCAAATAATTTTAGAAGACCCAGCTAACGCACATTATCAAGCCTACCTAGCGTGGCTTGAAGAGGGCAACACACCATTACCCGCAGATGAGGTGCCAGCATGACACCGACAGAAGCTCGGCTTGATACGCATGAGCAGGTGTGCGAGTTTCGCTACGACAGTATCAACGCTCGACTCAAGCGCATTGAGCAGATCTTGATCGGCAGTTGTGCAGCCATCATCGGCATGCTCTTGACGTTGGTGCTGAAGCCGTGATGCTGTGGACCCGATCAGCATCTGCCTACTTGCAGCAGGCTTGGTCAAACAGATTCAAGCTGGGTGCGAGCTTTACAAGCAGGCTAAAGAATCTTTTGTCGAGATCAAAAGAACTGCTGATGAGGTTGTTGCCATTGGCAAAGAGGTGCATGGATTTTGGAATCAATTCCTGGGGTTCTTTGGTAGCAAGCCAAAGCCCCAAGCTGCGAAGCCTGCTAGCAAGTCTAAGAAGTCAGACTATGTTGCTGTTGAAGAGACTCAGGTCAAGGTTGACATTGTCAAGAACCTCACAGAGTTCTTCAAGCTCCAAGAGCAGCTAGCAGCACACATCAGGGAAGAGGAAGAGAAAAGCAAATCAGTCTACGACCCTGACCAGAACCTGATGGAGGCTGCGCTCAAGCGAGTGATGGCGCAGCAAGAGATGGACAACTTGGTGATACAGATCAGAGAGTGCATGGTCTATCAATCACCTCCCGAAATGGGCGCTTTGTATAGCGAGGTGTTCAGCATGAAGGACAAGATCGAAGAGGAGCAAACCCAAGCAAGGCTAAAACAGGAAGCAAAGAACAGGCAGGAGTTATGGCTACGCAAAGAGGAGGAAAGAAACTTCCAGCTAAAACTCGCGTATCTGATAGCGACTATTTCATTCCTCCTGTACCTATGGCTGTGGCTCCTAGCCGCGAGTCGGTGGGGGAAGACATAGTGGCAGCGATTCTGTTGTGTTTGTTTGTGGCCCTACTGCTTCCGCTTGGCGCAATGCTTTATCTGGACATCTTGGAAACAAAGAATCAAGTCAAGCAAGAGTTGGTGAAGGTGGAGAAATTAAGAAGGCAAATCGAACAGCAACAACGAAAGGAGAAAGACAAATGAACGTGTATGAGATTTGGATTCTGTCGGTCTTGCTGGTGGTACTGACTGGCTGCGAAGACCGCTATAGGTATCCATGCCAAGACCCACTCAATTGGTCTAATGCTGAATGCAAGCCGCCAATTTGTACAGCAGCAGGAACTTGTCCAGAGATGCTTGTTAAACCAGAGGAGAAAAAGTAATGGCTACCATTGGATATAAACCTAATAACCGCCTGACAGTAGATGAAATTGAGGTCAGGGTATGGGCATTCGTTATCGTGGTCTTGGTGACCATTCTGCTGGCATCCATGGGGATGTTTCTGTACTCAGTTTCGTTTGTCACCCAGCCTATGAACGGCGCAATGGCGGCCATCGATAAGGTGTACACCCAGCAGATCAGCACCATCATGGTCTTCATCACTGGTGTGCTTGGTGGTGTAGCTGGACGCTCTGGTGTCAAAGCAATAGCCAATGCAAGTGCCAAGGCTGAAGCCAACGACAACGAGCCACCAGCACCATGAGCCTGTTTAATCCTTGGGTGATACTCGGCATCGTCATGGCGGTGCTGTCTGCTGCCGGCAGCGGGTACTACAAGGGCCAGCATGATGAGGTCACAAGACAGCAACTAGAGATTGCCGAACTCAATGCCCAAGCAAGGGCCAAAGAACAGGTTCTTATTTCTGCTGTGACTACCCAAGCAACAAAACTTCAAAAGGCTAATTACGATGCAAAAATTGCTGCAAAGGAGCGTGATGCTGCTATTGCCTCTGGTAATCTCAAGCTGCGGCTTCCTGTCAAAACCCCCGTCTGCCCCGTACAAACCGCCGGAGATCCCGCCCCTGCCGCCGGAGATAGCGTTCAAGCAGGAGCCGAACTTGACGCAACGACTGCTCAATCTCTTGTCGCCATCACCGACCAAGGAGATGCCAACACCCGACAGCTTAACGCCTGCATCGATGCCTACAACGCCGTCTACCAAACCTTAAGGAGTAAACCATGACACAACTGACAACAAACTTCTCGCTACATGAGCTCACGAAGTCAGACACTGCTCTGCGCATGGGCTTTGACAATACGCCCGGTGAGGCAGAGACTGAAGCCCTTCGCCTGCTGTGTGAGAAAGTTCTCCAGCCTGTGCGTGACCACTTTGGCAAAGGTGTCAAGTGTAATTCTGGGTTCCGCAGTGCGGAAAGTAATGCGGCAGTCGGAGGATCTCGCACCTCAGACCATGTCAAAGGCCAAGCAGCCGATATTGAGATACCCGGCGTGGCCAATGCAGAGCTGGCGCAGTGGATCATGGACAACCTTGACTACACCCAGCTCATCCTTGAGTTCTACACACCCGGCATTCCAGACAGCGGCTGGGTGCATGTCTCATACGACCCAGCCAACCTCAAGAAGCAAGAGCTGACGGCCACCAAGGTGGCAGGCAAGACAACTTACCTGCCGGGCTTGGTAGCTTAACCCTGCGATGCACCCAGCGCTTTGATGCGCTGGCTGTAGCTGGCTGTGTGCCGGATCCGCTTGACCATGTCAATGCGTGCGATGGTGGCTTCGTTGACCACACGCAGCTCCTTCAGCGCGGTCATGCGGTCACGGGCTGGCCGCTTGCCAGCTCTGGCTGTCTTGTCGGCCAAGTCTTCGTAGGCATCTTGCCACTCATCCAAGCTCTCATGCACTGAGAAGGCCTGCTCTTTGCCGGGCACCAGCAGGGCAAACCCAAGCGGCTGCAGAGTCTCGGCCATCACCTCGACTGGCTCTGGCTCAACCGTGTCGGCCAGCGCGGCCTCAATAAGTGCTGGGTTGCTGGTCATTGCCGGTATGGCCACGGGCTCCGGCTTGGCCACCAGATCCAACGGGTTGACTGGCTTGGCAGCTGGCCGCGGCTTGGCCTCATCAGGATAGTCGGCTGCCTCTTCAGCGCTGATCAAGCCCTTGAGCACATCGGGGAAGGCATCGCGCAGTGCAAAGCCGCGAGCTCTCATCTGCATCATGCGCTTGGGGTATGCCGACCATGGTCCTTGCTTGGCCCACAGGCCAGCTCGCTTGGCATCCTCGACGCTGAACTTGGCAACAACCGGCTTGCGATTTTTTCGCTTGGCAATGCAGACGGCTACTGGGTTGGGCGTGCCTTCGTTCTCAAAGAACTCTTCAACGTCTTCGCAGACTGCGCTGGCCTGCACCAGCGCCATCATGGCATCGCCGTACACGCTTGGCTT